TGCAACTGGTCCATAAGATGCAGTAAATTCACCAAATGCTTGTATTGAAATCTTTGCACTTGCACTCCACTCTTCCAAAGAATTTATTTGTTGGTCAGTAGATGCAGTGAATGAATTAAATGATGCTGTATTTGCTTTAGTTCCATCTTGCTCAATTAGGATAGAAGCAATTGCTCCATTTACGTTTGGAACTATACTTGCTGATACTAATCCATAAAAATGTAATCTTGTCGAAACACCTTGCACTATACCATTATCACTAATTTCATTTATAGATTGTGACCAGGTATTTAAATCAGTTAAATTGCTTTCCGCAGAATCTAATCTTGCATCTAATGAATAAGTTGCTGCATTCAAACCTGTATTGATATTCAATTGCGATGCAGTGAAGTTATTCAATGCTGCGAATGAAGGTTGTTGAGATGCAGTAAATGCAGATAGTTGTTGTATAGAAGATGTTACTGATGCACTCCAAGCATTGAAGCTTGTTTGGTTTACTGTGCTATCTATCACATCTGTATTAAATCCCCTTAAGTCCGATGGAGTAATATCTCCAACATTGTTATCTGGGAATGATGTATTGTTTGCTACTTTAAGAGCTTGTTTTGATATTTCAGCCATTGCTTATTTATTTTTAATCTAATACTTGTTGGAATCCATCAGAATAACCATCACTAAATGCTCCGCCGCCTGTTCTTGTTGCTGATTCAATTACACCAATACCTTGATTCATTAAATATCCTTTGCAACAACTAACACTATAAGTATCTGAATCTAAACAAAGGCAAGCTCTTCTGCTATTCTTTGGTGATGATAAGCCTCTTGTAGGTCCTATGAAGATACCGCTGTTATTCTCTCTGTTTACAGAATAACGAAGATTACCATTTCTACTATTAGACCATTTACCCATTTCCGATTATTTTATATGATAAAAACAACTTAAAACTGAATTATAGTTATCTACTACTCTTTTTCAGTGCTTCCTTATGTAGCATTGCTTCTAATTGATTTTTATCTGCTTTATACGAAAGAAGTAAAAGACATTTCTCTAACGGTTGCTGAGTGATTTCGTCAATCTTTGAAATATCTCCGTTTGCAAGTTCAACAAGCGAGGAATATCCTTTCCACTTTTTACCAAAATTTGCCTCATGCTGGCTGGAAACTCCTCCACCTTCAAAGATTTCAGGGTAGCGTTCAGTAAGTCCGCCGATAAATTTGATAAAAAAAAAAGTGCCCCGAAGTGTATATCCATTCCTAGATTTAAAAACTTATCACCATCTATGTTACCATCATATGTTTTAATCTGATAAAATTCACCTTGCTTCTTTGTAATAGGTCTGTAAAGTATACTCATTAACTTTGCCCAATTATCATCAATTGTAAATGTATCATACTTTGTCATATCTAAATAAGCACCATATGCCATATTAGATAAGTTGGGTTCAAATCCATATTCTACTCCGTCTATCTTTATAAATCTTTGTAGTGGTAATTCAGTATTAGAAATGAAACCTGCTAACTCTGATTTAATTGCATTTAAATCTTCAAATGATAATCCACTTATATATTCAGGGTTTAAGCCGCATAAGTGATGTAAGAGTAAAGCAGTAGTTGCTTCTTCATCTCCTTCATAGTTTTTCAAATCTTTCATAAATGCCAACCACTTCTTTAATGGTATTCCGGCATAATCAGTAGGTATCGTTAGTGTTATTTCCATACATTATTGCTTTTAACATATTAGTTAATCTTATTGTTTTCTTTTCTTCGTTATCTAATTTAGCCTGCATCATTATCATCTTTGCTTGCAGCTCTTCATTTTCTAATCTTAAGTATTGTGTGTATTCTATCAGGTCTTTTAGTTCCTGCTCACTCCATACTTTAGTATCTGATGTTTCCGATTGAAATTGCATACTGTCCTTTCTTTTGTGCTTGTTGTGATAATTTCATCATGCAACAATATCTTGCCGCATCTATTAAGTGGTCCAATCCACCTTCAGGTTGGTCCGTTGTATATCCATGCTTATCCGTTGAATATTGGTAAGCATACATTTCATTGATTAAGTTCTGCGAATGCTTTGTAACAAATATCTTATGATTGTTCATTACATTTATTCCAAACTTAATACTATCTTTTCCCTTTACTACTGGCTTTATATTAAATCCCATTCTGTAAAGTTCTTCTATTAATCTTGGTTCTGCAGAGTCTGCCCATATCTCTTCTGATTTAGTAATATCTAATTTCCTTAATCTATCTGCAATGTCCGATGTTACTAATCCTTTTTCGTATAACAACTCTTCCAAATAAATTCTATCACCACTTTTATAAACAGCAACAAGAGCGGTAGGGTCATTACTAAAACCAAAGTCAATCCCAAACCCCACGAAATCAGCGTCAAACTCACCACACGTATCGAATTGAAATATCGCCTTATCATTCGGCGCAAACTCACCTTTACCATATATCTTCCAATATTTAGGATTCTTTACTTCTAATTCCTCAATTGCTTTAATCATTTCAGTAGGTAAGAATGTGTTATCCTTATATGTTGTTACAAACCTTTCACAATCTTGCATCTGTCTTAACCAATGATATGGTGATACAGTTGGGTTGTATGCTAATATAATTCTGCCTGTGGTTCTTATACTTAACTGAAAATAACTTTCTTCATCTATCTCACTTGCTTCATCAATAAAAAGGATGTCCGATTTGATACCTCTAAGCTTTTCTGCATCATCGGTAGATATAAACTGAATAGTAGAGTTATAATAAGTCCATATCCTATCTGTCCCATTGTAATCTTCTTCATGCCAAATCTTTAATCCTTTTAATATATCTGTGAAATCTTTTATTACAGTGCGTTTCAACGATGGTATTGTTTTTCTTACTACTGTCACATTTAATCCATCATTGGAAATCATTTGCACTAATAACCATTGTAGTATCGCATAAGTTTTACCAGAACGAGTTCCACCTATATGTTGTGTTATTCTGCTATTTGCATTTTGTATATGCCCGTATGTTATTGTTGTTTGTATATCAATTGCTTCCGGCATCTTTGCTTTGTGTTATGTTAACTGCTATCTGATGTATCTTTTGTTCTATCTCTGCTCTCATTTCTGTTCTGCTCAGTTTAGGTAAATTAAATTCTAGTAACTTGATACTCAAATCTACTGCAGCCTTCGGGTCCTCTTTGATTAACTTTTCCATAATGGTTGGCAAATCATCTAATACTCTATTGGTTGCACGTGCTATGTTTAACTTCATTTGCTCTGTGCTTCTATTCAATGCACCTATCGGTCTACCCTTTGCTAACTTATGTCCTTTTTGGAACGGCATATTAAATCTGTATTATTTAAATATAAAACACGCTTCCTTTGCTTTTGTAGTTAAACACTAACATATACTGACCAAGCTAACAATAATCCAATGGCGCAAATGTATATAGCCATTAATGTGATTATTTCTTTATTCTTTATCCAATACTTTTTCATATCCATATAATTCTAACAATCTTCCATCTTCATCTTGTATCATTATCAATCCTCTCCATTCATTTCCGTCAATGATGATTTCCTTATCTCTAATCCAATTCCATTCATAAAATAACTGGATCATTTAATAAGGCATATCTTTTGTTGATGGATACTTTGCTTTAGGGTCACCAGAATTAGGCCTTCTTCCTACTTTTTTGCTTCCTTCTTCTATTGGTGGTTTTATATCTCTTATTGTTACACACCATTTATAGATTTGTAGTTCAATTGTTTCTTCTAAATGCTTTCCTAATACTATTCTTCTTTCTTCACTATTATTACAATTGTCCAATGCTCTTCTCATTCTTGTATACCTTCTTCTTCTTTCGTTTCCATCTAAAGGATAACTGATTTTCTTTTGCTCAGCTGTCAATCTATTTTTTGCATTATAAAATTTATCTCTACATTTGCCGCATAGTGGATATTTGTTTGTAGAGTAATGTTTGTATTCGGTTTTACAATCTTTACATTCTCTTAATTCAAATGGTTTAACTCTTTTCATCAAATGGATTATTTATAACTTCTTTTAGGTATCTTCTTATTTTTCTTACTGATAGGTATACTGTCGATTTTGATATTCCTATTTTGTTTGCTACTTCTTCTAATGTATCATCTGACATCCAATACAATTCAAATATTCTAGCAGGTGCCCACATCTTAGTTCTTTCCAATTTTTTCAATTCAGACATTACACTATCATGTGCTTTTTGTATATCTTCATCCCATTCTGCATCATATTCTTCAAATTCTTTTTCGATATTGATTTGGGAATGCAGAGTTACTTTGTTTAGTTTCTTTACTTTATTAATCCATCTACTTTCCAAAAAACGATAACAATAAAACATATGATATGCATTACCCCAAAATATCTTTGGATTACATTTTATGTGCAGATACTCATACAATTCACAAACTAAATCTTCACTCTCTTCTCTATTCTTTGTGATTTTATTTGCATGTTTGATTAACCAACTATGTGATTGATTATATAAGTTAGTCAATCTGCTTTCACATTCTAAACAAAGACTTCCTGTATCCATTAACTTCTCTCATTTACCCAATTCCACAAATGGTCAATTGCTCTTTTCCAATGTTTACCACTACTTGCACACGTGCATGGTTGAACTTCATGCTCACCTCTTACTGCATTGTATGTAGACCAAACATATCCTGCCATATTTTCCGGCATATATCCTCCCAAACTTTGTATGAATCCTTTTAGTTCATAGAATTGTTGTTCGGTTAATGGTGCATATTTATTATCCATATTACTTAATGGTTTTAAGTTTAGGCATTTTTAATTCTTTTTTTGCATCTAATGTAGGTTGTCCAACTGGCACTCCATTTTCCAAATCTAAAAATCCTCTAATAACTGAAAAGTGTGGATGTTTTGGTGAGAATGATAAACCTAATGCTGCAAAGATAAGAACTAAATCATTTACTGATGTAATTTTTGAGAAATCTACAAGATATACGGAATTCTCATCAATTTGTGTTTCTACTTCTTTTGTTTGTTCATTGTAACCTTCTGCGTAATTAACTGGCATAATTTTTGTTTTTGTTTTTTATAAAATTGAAATTGTTTCCGAATAGTCTTTACATGTCCATTGGTTCATAGTAACTCTTCTTCTATCACAGCCGCAATTAGAGTATCCTAATTTTCTTGCAACCCAACTTGCTGCTGTCTTACCATGTCCTAATGTTACTAATCCAATAATGTGTTCTAAAATGCTTCCTAATCTAATGAAGCATCCTATGTTATAAATTATTTTTTTCATTTGATTTAATATATTTTTTGATTATGTTTGCTGTTAAATGTCCGATTTTAAAACCATACTTATCACAATACTTCTTAAGTTCTTCATGCACTTCAATTGGAATCTGTATTAATCCATATCTTTTTTCTTTGTTGCTCATATTATATTTGTTTATTTAATGATATTCCTTTGTTCATAAAGAATTTTATTGTTTCACTTTCCCATTTTCTTAATTGTTTTCTATTTGCTTTTTCATCTTTGATTATGATACCTGTTTTATGATTTTCAAAACCCCACTTATCAAATGAATCAAATAGCAATGGACAAAGTAGATTAGATTTACCTTCTCTATTTCTTTTCCATTTTACTTTGTGTTCAATTAAACGAACATTAAGATAGGTTTTAGTCATCCCTATATAATATTCACCGTTAGGATTTTGGATGTAATATATTAACCCTGGCTTATCACCTTTACGATATTTTGAAACATGCACAGCAGCTTTATCTCTATTATTTGATTGCCATACTGCATGATGATTAGGATTGATTTCAGTTCTAAACTTAAGGTTTTCTTTTTTATTACATTCTTTACAATGAAATTGTTTACCGTCTTTAGCTCTACTATTCTTACTGAATTGTTCTAAAGGTTTTGTTTTGAAGCAACAGGTGCATTGTTTTGTAAGTGCCATCTTATATTATTTTATAATAATAAATATAAGAAAAAAAATCCAAAACGCAAAATAAATAAAATAAAATGAGCCGAGGAAGATGGCACTAAACCCCGGCTCTATATAGAAAAGTTGTAAGACACTGCTATATGTTTCTGTGATAATTAAAAGAGCAGTATTGAATTTAAGTCT